AGAAGATCTTGTGATCATACTGAAGGGCGTTGTCGACCATTGTGAAACTGCCTCGAAGAGACAGAACCTTTCTGCTCATTTCTTCGCCATCCTATGAGCCTCTTTCACGCAGCGCTTGAATCCGCCCTTCTTCCATGTGCCATTCTTCTTCATGTGCTTGGCTTTGCACTTCTTGAATGCCCTTCCGTACTTGCGATTGTAGGCATTGACCTTGCGCTTGATGGGTTGCGCGACGAGGTCGCCAATAGTGAAGTCAGGAATTCCCGATCCTCTCGAAGGAGGCGGTTGCCATCCACTACCTGACGCGCCTCGTTCCTCGGCATTGGCTCGCTCAGTGATCCACTGAATAAACTCGAAGAAGAACGGGGGGGCAACGACGGTCATATCTGAGCCTCACTGTTGGCTCAGAGCAAGGGCCATACCCGCTTCTTTCGTTAGTGATTCAGAGGAGCACTCCATTACCAGAGAGATCACTACATCCTCCTTCCATCCGAGCAGAGTCTTTTGACCGGAGAGATAGATGCTCTCGACCCCGATTAGATAGCCTCTAAGCCAATGCTGAGGGGCTACATCGAGTGAATCGGACACATACGAGGGAACGCCGTCTGAAGACGTGTCCTGATTGTATGCTACGATGCGTCCTGAGGCGATGACTGATTTATTGTCGCCGCTGATCACCATGCTACCTTGAGTCTGGGTGGTGAGTTGGAAATCGCAGGCTGCGTTGACCTCCTTTGTCAGGTCGGGAGTCGTTCCGGCCGTGTCTGAATACTGCACAGCGATATTGTGGATGCGGAGAACCGCCTTCCCCAATGCATCGACGTAGGCGCCGAGATCGATCGTCGCTTCGTTGAAGGTTGCAGCATTCAGTGTCAGGCTTTGGCGGATGAAGAAAGAGTCGGTCTTTGCCATGTGGTGGTGGTGGTGGTGGTGGTGTTATGAAGAAGTGTAGTGTAGTGTAGTGTAATACCGCCATAACTCGACATAAGTTTATGTTGGTATTACGAGCCGAGCGGCCATGCGCTTCGTATGCCGCTACTGCAAATGCTATTGGAATCTGACCGCCGAGAACCGTCAATTATTGACGATCCGGAACCAAGTTGAGGACATTCAACAAGAACAATGCCCCACAATGCTCAACGGGATTACTCATTCCCTCTTCGGAGAGATCGACGGGCGCGTTTTGGATGCATGAAGATACCAGAATCACGACTGTTCGACTCTCGAACAAAACTTATCTCTGGTGGAAAGCGAACGGAGGGAATCTCTCGAAGTTTGTTCGAACCAGAATCGAAGAAGAGATGCTCGCCGCGCACCCGCTGAAGCACCACACTCGCTATGTCGACACAGCAGGCATCTGCTTTCCTCACACTAGTGGCGGCTTCTGTGGGATCTGCTGGCCCGCTGGCATTCCTTCGAGAGAAGATTGGGCCGATTATCGCATGGCCGTCAATCACGAATCCTTCGAAGGGACTTGGCTCGAATATCAAGATGTGAAGATCGGCCGAATCCAGCGCCAAACCTCGATGACCGAATTCCCTTCGAACCAGCCAGACAGGTTCAAACCGCCTCCTAGAGGCGTTTTGACTCGTCTGTGGGCATGGTTGTTCTAATTCCGCTTTCTGGTAATCGATCGAACGAGCTCGAGCCTCGAATGTCGTGATTCCGGAAACATGCATACCGGAATCGGGTCATGGTGTGATCAACAATTCTCGATTCGGGGCATTTACCCCCCATTCGAGTCTTCAGTTATCGACGTCTTGGCCGCGACTCTTGATCATCTGAAGGAGAGTCACCATCGGGGGGAGCCTCTTCGGCTTGAGAACGATCATGTAATTCCATTCTCTCGAAGGAGAGGTGGCTGATTCCGAGGTCGAGTATGAGTTGAGCCATAGGCCATTGGTGACAATGGTTTGAGGATCAAGGACAAACTTAGCAGGACTTGAGTTATTGGATATTATGAAATCGGTCGCACCTGCTCGCATCCGATAGAAGACCTGAAGCCATCCACATTGGCGGTTGTCGCTCGCGTCACAGATGTTATCGAAGGTCAATCCTCCTCGGCCAATCGTGTCCGTTGCGATCGAGAAACAAGTACCCTGCACGCCGTCAGAGGAACCAATCTCGGCTCGGTTGTCTCTGGGCCACACATAGGCCTCAAGAATCTCCCATCCTCTGGTTAGATCGTTGGACTCATGTGAGAAGATCTTGTGATCATACTGAAGGGCGTTGTCGACCATTGTGAAACTGCCTCGAAGAGACAGAACCTTTCTGCTCATTTCTTCGCCATCCTATGAGCCTCTTTCACGCAGCGCTTGAATCCGCCCTTCTTCCATGTGCCATT